ATCATCGAGAAAGACAATTATATTTCAAAAGTATTACAATAAAAATATAGTTGTGTACATCTACAACCAAATGATTTTTATTTTTTTGAGGGTGTTGATCTCATCATTATTAATTTTTTAGACGTAACAGAAGAATATTTAAATAATTTAAGTTTGAAATATAAAAATACGCCTATTTTAGTAATTACAGACCGTCCTATTGAAGAAAATAGTCTTAGGTATGTTGTCAATTCAAAAACTGATATGTTAACATTTGATTATCTAATCAAAAAGATGAAAGGTATAACGCAGCATTTTATGTCTTTATGTGAATCAACGGAAAAACTTAGCAACTGGTCAAAAAAATATGAGCTTGGAACTTAAAAAACTGCTTTTAGAGAGGCTGTCCCAAGGACTTTTAAAAAGTAAGCTCACAAAGTGTAGCACTTGGGCAGAAAATACACGGATAATGGGTCGGCCTTATCCAGGGCCTTGGAATTTTAAGCACCATCCCTGGTTAAAAGAAATGATGGACGCGGAGGAAGACTTCTGTGTAGGTCAAAAAGCAGCACAGATGGGCTACACCGAGTGTGTCTTAAATCGTTCACTCTACAAAATGGACATTGAAGGTTCGAATGTACTTTATGTGTTGCCTACTAAGACTCCAGATGCAACAGATTTTTCTTCATCGCGTTTTGATCCGGCCTTAGAACTTTCAGATCACCTTTCGAATATGTTTTCTGATGTAAAGAATGTCGGCCATAAGCGCGCAGGCTCAGTCTCTTTGTTCATTCGCGGCTCAAAAAGCAGGGCAGGTTTGAAATCAATACCCGCAGGATTCATAGTTTTAGATGAATTAGATGAGATGGATCAGGACAACATTCCTCTTGCTTTGGAACGTACTTCAGGACAATTAGTCAAACAAGTTTGGAAAATAAGTACGCCGACAATTGAAGATCACGGAATTAACATTGATTTTAAAAATTCAACACAAGAACATTTCATGTTTCCGTGTCCAAGTTGTTCTCGTTTTACAGAATTGATTTATCCTGAGTGTCTTGTGATACCTACCGACTCAGAGGACGATTTGCGTTGTGCGCATTTAATTTGTAAAGAATGTAAGAATAAATTAAATCATGAAGAGAAACACATTTTCCTTTCTAAAGGTAAGTGGGTACCTGAGAACGATCAAAAGGAAGCACGAGGTTTCTACATTAATCAGATGTATAGTTCGACAATTACTCCAGAGAACATCGCCAAGACTGTTATCCTCTCAAGAAGAAACGCAGCAGACGAACAAGAACTCTACAATTCTAAATTAGGATTAGCACATTCGGTAGCTGGTTCGCGTATCACAGAGGAGCAATTAGTTAGTTGCACCGGAGAATATGTGAATGGTAACAAATCTTTTAGTGGTGTAATTGTAATGGGAATCGACGTAGGGAAATGGATTCATTACGAAATCGGTTGCTACAATTTCCCTGAAAGACGCGGCGCAGCCACTACAGATCTTAATGCAAAATGCACCTACAGAATGATGTTTGAAGGAAAAGCACTACAATTTGAAGAATTAGATTCGGTCTTAGACGAATACAAAGTACAAACTGCCGTTTGCGACATTCAACCAGAGAGAAGAAAAGCCTACGAATTTTCTTCACGCAATTACGGCAGAGTGAGACTTTGCTACTACGCAGAAGGAATCGCCGGTAAATTGATTAAAGAAGACGAATCTGAACAAATGATAGCTGTAGATCGCACCTCGTGGATGGACGCGGCCCTTAATAGATTCAAAGTTAATAAAATTACTCTACCGATTAATTTGTCAAATGAATACAAAGAACATCTCAAGGCACCAACGCGAATTTACGAAAAAGACAATAAGGGTAATCCGGTGGCACGATATGTAAATGGAAAACTGAACGACCACTTTGCTCATGCACGAACTTATAATGAGATTGCTTTAGCTGTTGCAGCAGGACAGTCTCTCCCAAGATCGATTAAGGGAATCTAAGATGCCGATTAAGTTGGTCTATCATCCTGAATACGCATTCAACATAACTGATTGGGCGAAGTTTCGTCTAACCTACGAAGGCGGTAAGAAGTTCGTTGAATCATACTTAGAAAAGTATTCTGATCAAGAAACCACTGCTGATTTTGAAAAACGAAAACGTGTTTCTTATTGTTCTGCTCATGCAAAACAAGCCGTAAATAAAATTAAAAATGCCCTCTTTCAAAGATTTGTCGATATCTGCCGAGTCGGAGGTAGTATTGGTTATCAAGAATCAGTAAAAAACGATATTGACTTGAAGGGCAATTCCCTAAATACTTTCTTAGGGAAATATATTCTTCCGGAGTTGCTTCCTATAGGTAAAACATTTATCTATGTTGATTCACCGGTCTTATCTGACCGTTCTCTTCTTGGGGTAGTTGGCAAAAAGCCCTATATTTACTATTATCCTGCTGAGAATGTACTTAGTTGGACTCAAGGAACAGCACGTAATCCACAAGAATTTACTTCTGTCTTACTTTTAGATAGAGCTTTTGAAATTGAACCTACGTTGAATCTTCCAAGAGGTTATGTTAATCGTTATCGCTATATGTACCTCCAAGATGGTAAAGTACACGTTCAATTTTACAAACCGATTAGTGAAACGCCGGCGTTAAATGTAGTATTTCCACAACCAATTGTACAATTAGATGAAGAGGGTGAGGTAGTTGTCCTCGACATTTCAGAGATTCCGTTAATCAACGTTGCTCTTACAGATTCCATTTTGACAGATGTAGCCGATTATCAGATTGCAATGACTAATTTAGCGTCTTCAGATATTGCCTACCTAATTCGAAGTAATACTGTTATCTACACAGAGCAATTTGACCCTAAAGTTGAAGCAATGTATAGCAGATTAGCAGATCCTGATGGCACTGGCACAGCTTCAGAGGCACAAATTGGACGAGAAAAGACGATTCACATTGGTGCAGGGCGCGGCAGAGCCTATCCGGTCGGCTCTGATAGGCCCGATTTCATCAATCCGAGTCCTGATCCAGTTAAGATAAGCATGGAAAAGCAAAATCAGATGATGGATGAAATTGACCGGCTCATTGACGTAACACTACAAAGTTTTGCGATGACCGGCGAAGCTAAGCGAGTAGATAAGCAAGGTCTTGAAGCAGGACTCTCCTACATTGGTCTGATTCTTGAACAAACAGAGCGAAAAATAGCTAAATTTTACGCAATGTATGAAAAATCAGAGGTAGCAACTGTTTCCTACCCCACTGATTATTCACTTAGGACTGATGAAGATCGTAAGAATGAAGCAGAGAGTACCGCAAAGTTGAAGAACAAAGTACAATCAAAAACATATCAGAAAGAAATTTCTAAGCAGATTGCAAAAACACTTCTTGGTCATAAGTTGTCAATTGAGACTTTGAACAAAATTAATTCCGAGATTGACGCGGCTAATTATCTTACTTCTGACATTAAAGAGCTTGTTGACGCACACCAAGAAGGATTTGTAACCGGCGAGACAGCATCTATTGCCGCTGGATTTGATAGTGGCGAAGCAGAAAAAGCTAAAAAAGAAAATGCAGAACGATTAGCTTTGATTGCGAAATCTCAGACCTCTGGAATTCGAGGCGTTACAGATCCAAATAACGAACAAGCTGCCCTTGATAAAGTAGGTAAGGAAAAACGAGGCGACGGCAAAGACCAAGAGGAAAAATGAGCAACTACGCAACAACCTCAGAAGCTCAAGCGTATTTTGATACCCGTTTGAATACGGATTCGTGGGATTCTGCTTCGCCTTCAGATAAATTGAAGGCATTAACAATGAGCACCAGAGCAATTGATCTTCTTAATTACATTGGCGAAAAACATTTAGACACACAAGAAAATCAGTTTCCACGTGGAGACGATGTAGTTGTCCCTGATGATGTTGTTTTCGCGACATGTGAAAACGCTCTTTCTCTTCTTGAGGGAGTGAACATTGAAGAAGAATTAAATAATTTACGTGTCACTTCTGAGCGTTATGCTTCTATTGGTGTTACTTATGATTCTCGCCTTCAAAATGAAAATCTTTTAGCGGGCATTGCGAGTAAAACGGCTTGGGATTTCCTCAAGCCGTATCTTAGAGATCCAAGAGCTATCGCTCTTAGGAAAATCTAGCCGACTAGCGGCGGAAGGAGCTAGGATGAATAACTACCAATTTGGAAAAGTACAATATACGATTTGTGAGGGCGAGGGAGATGTTAAGCCACTCGAAGGTGAAACGAAACCGATTATTCCTCCGACGGCTTTCAATCAGGATCAAGTTAATAAATTTTTAGCTGATGAAAAGCGCAAGTGGCAGGTACAACAGAGCAAGACGATTCAAGAACTGACCGATATTAAGAATCGTCTTACCACTTCTGACGAAGAGAAAGCCGATTTGAACAAAAAGATTGAGGAAATGCAAACTCAGCTTCTCTCGAAGGAGGAACTCGCAGAACGTGAAAAGAAAAAGATTGAAAGTGAATCTAAGGTCAAGATTGATTCTCTTTCCGATGAGTTAAGTAATTACAAAAATCAATACACTACCTACAGGATTAAGAACGAAATCACTCAGGAAGCAGTTGAGCAGGAAGCATTTAGTCCTGCTCAGGTTGTAGCACTACTACAGAACGACACCCGGCTCGTTCAAGTGGTAGGAGAGGACAAAAAGCCCACCGGGGATTATTCAGCAGTAGTTGCAGTGAGAAGCGTTAAAGATGGAAAGCCAGTTAATCTTCAGCTTTCTATCAAAGACGCCCTCAAGAGGATGAAGGAAACTCCGGCAGAGTTTGGAAATTTGTTCAAGTCCACTATGGCCGGAGGAGTGGGCGGAGGTAACTTACCCGGTTCTCCGGGGTCTCTTAAGGCTTCTGATTTTAAAGATCCTGCTGATTACAGAAAAAATCGCGCAGCATTGACTTCCTAGTTGTTTCTTTGTTAAAAAAGGAGTAAATACATGATTCTTCAGATGATTTACAAGGTTCAGATGACGATCTGCGCCAATGACGTTGATGCGTTCATCCCTGAACTTTGGGCAAATGAAGGTCTTTTGCAGTTAGAAAACAACATGGTCGCCGGTTCGCTCGTACACCGCGATTTCGAGAACGTGATCTCTAATTTCGGCGATACCGTGAATACCCGTCGTCCTGCGGATTTCACTGCGCACCGCAAAGATGTTGGCGACGACATCACCCTTCAGGACGCCTCGGCTCCTAATGTAGCCGTCGTTCTGAATCAGTTGGCCCACACGTCCTTCATCATTCGGGACGCCGAAATGACCAAGTCCTTCAAGGATTTGGTTCAGGAATTTCTGGTTCCGGCTGGCCGCTCCCTGGCTCAGATGGTCGATCAGATTGTCACCGCTCAGGCTTACCAGTTCATTGGTAACATGACCGGGAAAATCGGAACGACTCCCACCAAGACCACCATTCTCCAGACGCGACAGAAGCTGAACGACAACAAGGTGCCTTTTGCAGGTCGTCGTCTTTGGGTGACTTCCCAGACTGAAACTGATCTTCTTTCGATTGATGCCTTCACGGAAGCTGATAAGATGGGCGATGCAGGCACCGCTCTCCGTGAAGCGTCTCTCGGACGGAAGCTCGGCTTCGATACGTACATGGACCAGAATGAACCCGGTGTGTTGCCAACGGTCGATGAGGTTTCTCCGGCTGGCGCAATCAACAACGCCGGTGGTTACGCCGCAGGTTCGAGCGTTCTTACGGTCGATGGCTACACCGCTGCTGTTGTCGTTGGTTCGTGGGCGCTTATCGCGGGAAACGACCGGCCTCAGCGGGTTACGGCGATTGTGGGTGCGACGACGCAGATCACCGTCACCCCCGCACTCGATTACACTGTTGCTGACAACGCA